TTAAGGCCATAGGTGCCCTTGCTAGGCTTTTTAGGCAGGCCAACACCAAACTTCTTCTTTGGGCCCTCATCATCTGCTGAGGCTACGGCGGTCTTCATAGGTCTAGTTTCCCTTATTCTTACTGTTCTGGCGCCTTAAACTTTTTACGAACTTTGGCAATTCTAGGTCTAATGACCTTCTTGCTTCTAGCTACAAACTTCTCACTGTGACGGTACTTAGAGATAGCTGCCGGAGATCCAGGGTTTATAGCCATAGATTGTTTGGCTACCCAAGGAGCTCGACGTGCTTGCTTTGACCAGCCGCTGCTCATAGATCCAACAGCTGCACCGCCAGGAGATAGTCTAGCTTTTGCTTTTGATGTCTGAGAAGCTCGGCTACCGCCTATTGCCTTTGGTGGTGCTTTAGGCCTAGGAGGTTTAGGGGCACTACCTTTCGCCACGAGATCCTCCTCCCATTGCAGATTTAGCATGCTTCTTGTACATAAGATTTCGGCACTCTACGCATAGGCCAGTATCTCCCGAATAAAGAACTTCAAGAGGAGTCATTAGATCGTTGCATTTTGGGCATAGCTGCGATCCAGAATATACAGACTCGGTAGCGTAATCCATTTATGCCTGCTTACTTAGAAAGAGAGAATCTATCTTTTCTATATCAAAAGCGCCATCTACACGGTTAACCATGTTGCCGCTGTTAAAAAATATAAATGTGGGTACGGCCTCAACTCGGTTCATTTCTGCCGCATCTTTGTCTTCATCAAAGTCGATTTTTACATACTCAACTGTTGGGTTAGCTGTTAGATATTCCTCTATAAGGGGCTTCATCTGCTTGCAGAAGGTGCACCATTCAGCCGTGAAATGCCATAACTCTTTCATCACCAGAATCCTTGGTCTTGTGCGTTACGCAGGGTTCCTTGGTAGCCTGCTTGGGATGCAGTAAAGTCTACCCTAGTTGGCTGGAACTCTTCATCCACGTTCATAACGTCACGTATACCAAGAACCCGGGTACGGTACCCAAATCTAGGTGGGAGCATTTGTATAGTAGGTATTGGTGGCCGAACCAGCTGCTGTAAAGCATGGCCTGGCATAGTTACAGAGTTTAGCGCTTGCGAAATAAGCTGCTCTTGCTTATTAGCAAAAGGACCCATATAGTCATAACGAATGCCAAGATCTTCTTCTTCATTGCGAGTTCCTACAATTTGTCGTGGTTTAGTGTGGTCATAGATGGAGTCTTGTGAGTTCATAGCTCCTCTGTTCCCTGAGATCTGTGTAAGCTGTCATAAAAGTGAACTGCCCTTGCCTTAAATATAGCGGGATACCCACGAAGATTAGGCCTTAAAATGACCCCATATTGAGAGTCTCTGTCATCCCAAATGGGTTGATGAGAAGTAATATGCAGGTAATCATGTCCGCTTCTAAGCTGTAAGTTAGCAGCGGCTCGGTGAGCACCAGTTATTAGAGTATTATCCTTAATAAAGGGCATGTTTTCAGGGTCATTTTCCTCGTAATCTCGAGGGTCAAATCGGCGTTTAAAGCGTTCAGGCATTTCATTAAAATTTTTAGTTTCATTAATTAGCATTGTGTCTTTAAACGAAGCCTTTACTGGGCGAGGAAGAGGAATGGAATATCTTGGATCTTTAGCTTGAAGACGGCTAACTAAATTACTAGAAGATTTAGCTAATCCAATTTCATCAAATTCATCTTCAGTTAAGTGTATTGGGTTGCTTGGAGTTACCCTACCCTCTACAACTGCCCCACCTGAATCGTTTTCGTCAAATTTTGAGTACTCTAAAGCGTCATGCTTCATATTAGTCAAATAAAGGCCAGGACCAAATCTCTTTGGGTAATTGGTTTCTTTAGTGCCGCCTATATTAAATGCGGTACGAAGTACTGGCTCTTGCTTTGGTCTATTTTCTGGACGTAAGCCTGAGATTAACCGTGCGTTGCCTACTCTAGTACCGTGAAACATAGGCCCGACTAGGTAAGAAGGCGCAGACTCTAGACCTTTATCGTATCTTTCTTGAAAAGTATCCGCCACTTATTTAGCACTTCCACCCTCAAAGTTATCTGTGTCGTTCTTTCGTGCACGGGTAGACTTTTTTCTAGGCGTGAGGGCTATTCCATCATTTAACTTACCAAGTACGCCTTCAACCTCTTTTTTAGAGTATCTTTTATGGCCTCCTGGGCTTACGCCTACGCCCTTTAAATTTCCAGCATCAGCATGACGACGTACAGTCTTTGGGCTAACACGCCATAATTTTGAAACTTCTCGTGAAGTGTAAAATGGTTCGTCGTTTTCTAGTCCCATATCAATTCCAATGCGGTCTTAGGTGAGAGAACTGCTGAGCGAGTCTAGGATTAAACTCTGCAGGCACATTTGCTGAGATATTAGCTTTACCATCGTTTACCAATTTAGGTGCTGGGGCTAGGTTCTGATTTGGAGTGTATCGAGGGATGGTCATAGTGATAGCGCCCTCATTTTCAACCATAGAATAAAGATTTTGTTTTACTCTACGATCTGGGCGTAAGTTTTCTGGCCACATGTACTGGCCAGGATCAATGCGCTCGCCTTTGTGTACTCCACGTTGGTAAGCGCGTTGATTTGTTCTGTTCTTTAAAGAATCTAATACTGTATCTGATACAGCGTAAGGCTTGCCCTTATCATCACGACGTGAACGTATAGTGCCTAAGTATCCGTCTGGATACTCGGCTTCTGGGACACGTCCCATACCCAAGCGCTGGTAATCAAGGTTGCTTCGTGGTACCACAGGGGTACCATTTCCACCCGTGGTGGTGTAAGCGCCTTGATAGCCGTTAGCGCCAAGGTATTGCCAGTTTTGATGTGATTGAGGCATACCCTTAGTTTACGTCTTCTACTTAGCTTTGGCTTTCTTAGCTGCCTTCTTATTTGAGCTTGCCAAAACAGCGGCCAATTGCTTCTCAACTTCAGGCAAAGCGAGCTTTATAAGACCAAATGCTGGATCCTTTGGGTTTACGGCGCGAATTGCGACTGGCAAAACTGCTGCTAGTCCAGCTGCGATGAGTCCCTTTGGGTCAGTGTTTCCGGTGCTCCACAAAGCTACAGCTGCTGCAAGAAATGAGCGGCCGTATGATGCGAGGATTGCGGTGATTTTTGGGTCTAGCTTCATGTTTATTCCTTATCTGTTTTCTTTACTAGTATAGTAAAGAGATCATCTAATCTTTTTGATTGAGCTTCTTGACTTTTTTCTAAACGATTAACTGAGTCCTTAACTGAACTGCCCCCGTTTGGTTTTAATTCTGAAAGGTAATCACTAACAAGTCTTTTTACCATTCTACCAACCCTCAACTCTAATATGCCAAGAATTGTAAAGGTTCCAATAACTGCGGTAAAAGCAAACTCAATATTAGACATTAAGTTATCCTAAAAGTAAGGGACAGGTGTACTGGCCTATAATGCATTACACCAGGCCAAAACGTCAGGCTAAACTAAGTAAGAACTATTAATTCTCTTCTAGGGTCTACGCCGTCTCCTACAACCATAGACACTATTCCCGGAGCGCTTTCTAGCCCAGATTTATCCCTAAACCAGGCGGATCCGTTATCCATTGCAGGGTTTTGTACAAATAACCTAGGCCCAACGCTTTGTGCGTGGTAATGGTGGTAGTGTCCAACATTTAAGATGTCAGCCTGCGCTACAGCGCAACGTCCCATAGCTTGTCCGCCCCACCACTTAATCATGTCACGAGCTTGATGGCCATGAGCCATGCCGTACATAACTCCGCTTAAATCTACGGCTATAGTCATGTCATCTGCTGCAGGGTATCTAAACTCTACGCGATCTCGCAAGAAATCATTTTCTTTACAAATATCTTCAACTTGAGAAACTACTTCAATCTGCCAAGAGTCTTCTGGTCTACCCAATAAAAACCTCTGTACTTCATCGTGGTTTCCAGGAACTACAGGAATAATAAGTTTTGGTGCTAGAGGTGCGAGCGCCTTGACTTGAGCTAATAACATTCTACGACCGACGCGTACCTGTTCTGATACGCCAATATCGTGTCGACCCATTACTTTACCTTTTTGACTTGTCATTCCTTCAATACAGTCACCGAGTTGTGGTAATGCAATTTGACCAATGGAATACTTTTTTGCTAAATACTTGTGATGATCTACTGCAGAATTAAAAGATTTTAATACTCTATCTATAATTGATGGGGTGTCGTCTTTTCCATATTGAGTGTCGCCTATGCTGTATACAGCTGTTAAATCTCCTGAAGCAGATACAACTTTACTTGGTGACCATTTACCAATACCTGCTAGCAATTGTTCTAAATCATAATCTGGTTTGGTATTTACTTTTGAAGGAACTACATTAACTCTAAATGACTCTAACCAATCACCGTTAAACGTTTGCCAACGTGATCTACGGTGAGAAACTACTACCCATTCTGCTGGATCTAATTTTGCCTCTATTAATATCTCTTCTGCTCCTGGAGTATTACCATCTGGTCTAGGAGTAGAGATAACAAAGCCGCCATCTGTACCGATCTCAGAACGTGGTCGCCATGCTTCTGGAATACTTTTATTAGATTTATCTGAGCCTTGATTACCAGCCTGAATTATTGAATCATAATCATCTGCTAAAGACATACACAATCTCCTTGTCGGTGGTCACGAACAGCAGTCTTACCGAATGTTCCACCGGCACGACGGAGTAACATAAATAAATCCTTAGTGCTTAGCTCGTCGTCTTCAATAGCTAAGTCTAATGCCTTTTTATCTTCTTCAGAAAGGGTTGAGGCCCATTGCCCCACAATGCATAGCTTTAATGCATTTAATGATTTAACTTCTGTGTATAAATCTTGCAACGACATATCTTCCTCCAAATTTAGTCCAATTGCAGTACTAGGCCCTAGAGGAGTCCTCTAAGACCTAGTACTAGCATACAACGAATTAGTAAGAAGTGCTAGCTCCATCGCTGAAGTTAGGGTTCGTACGCATTGTTGCAGACTTGAAGATTCTACCGTTAGCTTGAGTCATGCCGGCCTCAGGAGAGGTCTGCTTCATGTAGTTAGAGCTAATGCGATACTGAGCTCCGTTACGGTTTGAATGAGACGCTGGGACGTTGCTACGAATACCCACAGGCTGTGCGTATGGGTCTCCTGCCTGTGCGCCCTTCTTCTTAATAAGTGTGCCAGCTTCTGGTGACGCAGAAGGAGAAGTAAACTTAATTCCATCCTTGTTCATAGGCTTGCGTGGTGCGCCAGTCTTTGCCATTCCGGCTAAAGATTCCTCTGGGCTAGGATTTGATGATTTGGCCATATCTACTTCCTTTAAGGTTGAGTTGAGATCTCAGAAGCTAGTTTACGCTAATTGTAAAAACTATGGCGCTAATCTGACCGTCTCTTGAATCTACGGTAGTAAATCCTGGGCGGCAGGTTAGGTCAAGTCCTCTAGGGGCAACGTAACCCCGGGCAATAGCAATTGCTTTTACAGCTTGGTTTACTGCAGAAGCTCCAACGGCACGTAGCTTTACGTTTGGATTCTCGTACAGGGCGTGGGCTATAGCTGACCCCACGGATTGGGCATTAGATCCTGCGCTTACACGCAAGAACTTTTCTTCGTCTTTTTGATCTGTCACAAGTAGTGTTCCTTTGGTATCGATTAGTGATCGCCCTCAGGAACAAGTATCAAGGCTTTTCTCTATATTTGGGGTCTAAAACATTCTTTATTATCTGCTTTTCATACGCTAGGTCAGCCTCTCCCGCAGCCAATCTAGCGAGAGCATAAGAGTCTGCAGCATTGTCATCCATGAACTCTATGCCCCATTTTTTGTACACATTAAGCAAAATTTGGTTCTTTTGAACCCCCGTACCTTTTCCAGTAACATACTTCTTTAGCACAGCTGGTGGGATGATTAGAGGGTATTTAGCGTCCTCTACGTCGTAGAACCAACACTTTAGTTCTAACTTGACCATGCCGCCTAGTTCTCCAGCCATATGGGCCATCTGAGCCCCGTACGAGTACCCTTCCATAGCGACACCTTTTACGTTCGTAACTCGGTCACCCAAGAAATTTCCAACAAATGCCTGGATAGCAGATAACCGCTCTACCCCACGACCAGGACCTTGAAACACCTCAGTGTAATAAGCTCCATCTTTGGAGTAAGCGGTTATAGCAAATCCACTATAAGACTGATCTATCCCAATGTATTTATCACACGGATGGTCTAAAGGTAATCCACCGTCGATTACTTTAGGATTCTGTTTTGGCACGGCGCTCGCGTTCATCTATAACCATTTGCACTGTGCCAAAGTATCCGGCACCATCTACAAGGTTATCTCGCTTAGGTAGATAAGACTCTCGTGCTAGCTTTACTCCGACCATACAGAGTCCGACTTGTTCAGGGGTGACTTTGATCCCCAATACAACAGACCAAATGTCAGCAATGCGCTGAAAATTATCCAAAGGGTGGTCGTAACTAGCGTTACGGTCACCAGTGATGAGGCGCTGAGCTTCTTCGAGAACAGTCTCATGTTGTGAATTTTCTAGCACGAGATCTAAAGCCTCCTCCATCTGAAGTGCGTCGTGTAAGTTCTCTTGATACAACTTGCGAATCTCTTTCAACATTCTCTGCCCTCGTCTCTAGTAATTTTCTAAAAGCATACTTTATATCTAAGTCGTGTTTAAGTTTCTCAACCTCTGGGTCAACTGTAATTGTTGCTTTAACTACAGCGACTCTGTCGCCTTTTCCACCTTGCCAGTTATTAACCATACATTGGGCTTCAATAGAATCTACAGCCCTCTCAGCTTCGCGCTCATTTATTACCGCTATAGCTCTAGCCCCTGATAGGTGATCGTTCCATTGAGTAAACTGAACAAAGAGATCCATAAGACCTTCGTCGTCTAACTCTGTAATATCTCTAGGTAGCTGTGGTATTTCAAAATCTGGTTTTGCTGAAAGAGTTATGCCTAGTTCAGACAGGGACTCTAATACTTTTCTGCTGATGCTCATTTATCTCCCCTAAATGGCTCACAACGTTTGCAGCCTTTTGTTGCGTCAATACTACACACAGGCGGCCTATTATTGTCTACGGCCCATACTACGTCAAGTGCGTTATCAAAGATCTCTTTTACAAACTCAGGGTTGTAGGCAACAGAAAACTCTTTATAGTCCTGGTTTGACTTTAGCTCATAAATAAAAACTATCTCTTCTGGTGCGGACTCTAAAGTACCCTCTTCAACCATAAGGTGAGCTAGGTGTAGGTATACCTGCCCCTGGAGTATGTGTGATCTAAATGGCTGACGAATATTTTTCCAAGCAGAATCTAGGTCAACTCCGCCATTAAATAATGCCGGCATCTCCATACGAATTGTTCCCGGGCCTACTGACTTAATCTCTATTAGAAAGTCTTCCCCGAGTCCCTTTACCCAACCATCAGAATGGCCTGAGATTCTGTGCTTT